TGAATCCAATCTTCAAGTCCTATGTAGACGATGCAACAGCAGCAAAGGTACTTCCAGTCCTGAATAACAATTTGTTATACTAAATCCCATAGAGGGCCAACGGGTGGTATGGTATGGCCTAAAACTACATGTAAAAACTACGCTGGATACCCCGCATCCATGGGAGCGTGCAAAGTATCAAAATTATTGATTTGACCAAACTGGAGGAATTTGATGACCGCGGGTCGTCCACGCAAACCTATCGAACAGAAGCGCAAAACAGGCCGAACTCCTACAACGGATTCAGGTGGTCGTAAACTTCCTGACGTTCAGAAGATCACCGTCTTGCCGATGGCCGATGGTATTCCGACTCCTCCTATGGATCTAGGTTTAGAAGGCCGAGAGCTTTGGGGAAAAGCTTGGGATCGTGCAATCACTTGGCTTTCTCCTGTAAGTGATTTGACACAAGTTCATCATGCTTGTCGAGTGGCAGATGATCTTAATTTGGCAAGAACAGTTTACAATACGACACGTGACTCACAAGACGGGCGGCTTGTGGTTGCACTAAGTAAATCTTTCCATGAGGCTTTGGCCTCGTTAGGATTTACACCAACATCTCGCTCGCAATTAGGCGTAGCGGAGGTTAAGCGTGTCACAGCTCTCGAACAACTTATTGCTACCAAACGAGCCAAGTAATTCTTGGCCTCCTAAGTGGCTCACTCCTGTTTCTGAAGAAGATCAACTAAGAGGCGATGGTCCTGTCTACAAACAGTTTGCTGAAACAGTATGTCGCGTTACTAAAGATTCATTAGGCGGACAAGCAGGAGAGTTAATTCGTTTTCGCAGTTGGCAAGAGAACCTTCTTAACCATGCTTTAGCAAGAAAAGAAAACGGTAGATTTAAGCACCGCATTGCTTTAATTGGTATGGCACGTAAAAATGGCAAGTCTGCTCTCGGTGCTTCTGTTGGTCTAGCAGGTTTAACGCTAGGTGGACAAGGTTCTGAGATTTATTCATGCGCAGCAGATAGAGATCAAGCGCGAATTGTGTTTGGCACTGCTAAGCGAATGGTTGAATTAGACGAAGAACTGTCTAAGATGTTTACTCTTTACCGCGATGCAATTGAATATAAAGATACAGGTTCTGTCTATAAAGTCCTCTCGGCAGAGGCTTACACAAAAGAAGGTCTCAATCCGTCACCTCTTGTGATCTTCGATGAAGTTCATGCGCAGCCAAATCGCGAACTTTGGGATGTAATGTCTCTTGCCGGAGGCGCAAGATCTGATTCTTTGTTGTTCGGTATTACTACAGCTGGTGTAAAAACTCAGACTGATGGTCAAGATTCTCTGTGTTATTCACTTTACCAGTACGGACAGCAACTAGTTAAAAAAGAATTAGAGGATCCGTCATTCTTCTTTGCTTGGTGGGAACCAAAGAATGTTGAGGCAGATCATAGAGAACGATTTATGTGGGAAGAATCAAACCCAGGTTTTAACGACATTGTCGACTCTGAAGATTTTGAGTCTTCGGTGCTTAGAACACCAGAAGCTGAATTTCGAACTAAGCGAACTAACTGCTTTGTTTCAACAGCTACTGCTTGGCTCCCTACCGGAAGCTGGGACGCATTGGTTGACAAGGACAGAGTGCCAATGCAAGGTGAAGACGTCATTCTCGCATTCGATGGAGCCTTTTCTAACGACTCTACAGCACTAATTGCGTGGCTTGTAGGTTCTGAAAAACCACATTTAATGGTTGTAGGACTATGGGAAAGACCAATTGACGCTGATCAAGCGTGGCATGTGCCTGTTGCAGAAGTTGAAAAGACCATTATAGACACTTGCAGAGACGGTAGATTTAACGTAAAAGAGATTGTTTTTGATCCTGCACGATGGAATAGAACCTTTATGGTACTAGATGAAGATGGTTTACCGTGCGTTTCGTATCCAAACTCAGCAGAACGTATGGTTCCCGCTACACAAAAGTTCTACGAAGCTGTAGTCAATCAGTCATTTACACACGATGGTGATGAACGTCTGGCACGACATGTGGCTAACTGTGTGACTAAACAATCATCAAGAGGGGTAATGGTTGCAAAGGCTTCATCTAGAAGAAAAGTAGATGCCGCGGTTGCTTCTATCTTTGGTTATGACCGAGCAACTCAACCTCCTGCACCTAAAGAACCAGTTGCAAAATATTTTTCAATACAAGTATAAGGAGTATCATGAAAAAAATTGACTTCTCTTTATTTATAGAATTGGCAGGAGTAATTCTTGTCGCTGTCGGGGTTGGCATGTTCTCAGTTCCTCTTGCCCTTATAACGGTAGGCGGATTTCTTATTTGGGCTACAGAAAAGGCTAACTAATGACTGCTGGAATCTACAATTTTACTCTAGATCAAGGCTCTGTTTGGGATCTAGAAATAGAATATCAAGACCCAGATGGAGATCCAATCAATTTAACTGGTTTTACTGCAAGAATGCAGTTACGCAAAGACTACAATAATGCAACAGCGGATCTTACTTTAACTACAGGCGGTGGCGGAATTGTTATTACAGGAGCTACTGGCACTATTGATATATCAGTAACTGCTGCTCAAACAGAAACTTTAGATCCTGCGTTTTATGTTTATGACTTAGAACTTATTTCAGGTTCAAATATTTCAAGACTTATTCAGGGGCAGATTACAGTAGCGGAACAGGTGACACGTGGCTAGCGCAAAAAACAAAGTTATAATTTCTTCTCCTGGTCCAGCAGGAGCTCAAGGTCCTACTGGTCCGTCAGGTGCAACAGGTCCTGCCGGAGCAACTGGTCCTCAAGGTTCAACAGGCGCTACCGGAGCAACAGGCGCTACCGGAGCAACAGGTGCAACTGGTCCTCAAGGTTCAACCGGAGCAACAGGCGCTACTGGATCTACTGGTCCAACTGGTGCTACGGGAGTTACAGGAGCAACTGGCCCACAAGGTATTCAAGGTGAAACAGGTGCAACAGGACCTACCGGCGCAACAGGACCTAGCGGCGCAACAGGACCTACAGGACCACAAGGAATTGTTGGCCCTACTGGTGTTACCGGCGCAACAGGACCTACTGGTGCAACAGGACCAACTGGTGCGGATTCAACTGTTCCTGGCCCAACAGGCCCAACGGGTGCAACAGGCCCACAAGGCATTCAAGGCGTGCAAGGCATTCAAGGCGAGACTGGTGCAACTGGTCCGCAAGGTGAAACCGGTGCAACAGGACCAACCGGTGCAACAGGAGCAGCATCAACAGTTCCAGGTCCAACAGGACCAACTGGACCTGCAGGAGCAACAGGACCTACAGGACCACAAGGTGAAGCATCAACAGTTCCAGGCCCAACTGGAGCAAGCGGGCCTGCTGGTGCAACAGGTCCATCAGGTCCTCAAGGAATTCAAGGACCAACCGGAGCAACAGGACCTCAAGGTGCTGCAGGTGCAAATGGTGGTTCTACAAGTTTATTTGATTATTCAGCAGATACAACTGCAACATCTGGAGATCCTGGTGCTGGAGATATTCGCTGGAACAATGCAACTCAGATAGATGCAACTACGCTTTTAATAGATCATTTAGATGTTAATGGAAATGACATTGATGTCTTTATAGCTCTACTAAAAACAGATGATTTTATTATCATTCAAGATCGAGATGTTCATACAAACTTTCAAAAGTTTAAGTTAACAGCAACTGCAACTATTTTAGGTGGATATAGCAGTGTCCCAGTTGTACTTGATTCTTCAGGTGGTACTGGAACAACTAATTTTTTTAACACGCAATCGCTTGCATTACTTCTTATAAATGTAGGTTTAACTGGTGCAACTGGTCCAATTGGACCGACAGGTCCTACAGGAGCAACAGGTCCATCTGGTCCTGCAGGTGCTACAGGATCAACCGGTCCTCAAGGCGAAATTGGTCCGACTGGTTCTACTGGTCCGACTGGACCTACCGGCGCAACTGGTCCTCAAGGAGAAGTTGGAGCAACTGGTCCTACCGGTCCTCAAGGAGCAACCGGTACTCAAGGTCCTACTGGAGCAACTGGTCCACAAGGAATTCAAGGCATACAAGGCATTCAAGGAATCCAAGGTGAAACTGGAGCGACTGGCCCAACGGGTGCAGTCGGCCCAACAGGCGCAGTCGGTCCAACAGGTGCGACTGGCCCACAAGGTGACACAGGCCCAACTGGAGCTACAGGCCCAGTCGGTGCAACTGGTCCACAAGGAATCCAAGGCGACACTGGGGCTACTGGCCCAACAGGCGCCACAGGTGTACAAGGCCCAACAGGGGCAACTGGTCCACAAGGTATGCAAGGCGACACTGGAGCAACAGGCCCAACTGGAGCAACTGGTCCAGCTGGTGCAACAGGCGCAACAGGCCCAAGCGGTTCCACTGGCCCAACTGGTGCAACTGGTCCAACAGGACCTGCAGGTAGTGACAATCCGATTGTTGACTACATTGATGGCGGCGTTGCCAGCATAACAGGCGATGCTATATACAATTCGGGGTTGTCAAATGCTTCATCTTGGACCTACACCATAGATGCTGGCGCTTCTATAACAACGTTCTAACTCAAAGACAAGGAAAAAACTATGACAGCAAGACTCCAAAATCGCCGAGATACGGCAGCAAACTGGACATCTAATAATCCAACCCTAGCTGCGGGTGAGTTGGGGCTTGAAACTGACACAGCTAAGTTTAAAATGGGCGATGGCACCACAGCCTGGAACTCACTTGCATATGCTTACACAGCGGGTGCTTCAGGCCCTGCGGGCGCAACAGGCCCATCAGGTCCTTCAGGTCCAGTCGGCCCAACAGGTGCAACTGGCCCAACAGGTGCAACTGGTCCAACTGGCGCAACTGGTCCACAAGGCATTCAAGGTGACACAGGAGCCACGGGTCCTGTGGGAGCTACGGGCCCAACAGGCGCAACTGGTCCAACTGGTGACACAGGCCCAACTGGTCCAACAGGCGCCACAGGCCCAACTGGCGCAGGCGGTGTTGAAGCTGTAAACGCTCAGACTGGAACCACCTACACATTCGTTTTAGGCGACAAAGACGATTTAGTCACCGCCTCAAACGGTTCTGCACAGACTTACACGATTCCACTTAATTCTTCAGTGGCATTCCCAGTCGGCAGCCTTATCAACCTCATTCAAATAGGCGCTGGTCAAGTGACTGTTCAAGGAGCTGGTGGCGTGACTGTGCTTTCTACAGGAGCAACAGCAGCAACACCAAAGACCCGCGTTCAGTATTCTGTCATGACTTTAATCAAGGCTGGCACTGACGCTTGGTACGCAACAGGAGACATTGCCTAATGCCAATCCTTGGGGTCGTCGCATCTAGCATCTCAGGCCATCTGACTGTGTTTGGCAATGACTGGACAAATGGCTATGGCTTACCTACCATGGCCTACCCATTTACAGGCCAAACTGAAGCGTATGGCAACGGTGTTTATCTCACCATGGCAGAAGACAGCATTCGTATCAGTTCGAATGGCACTACTTACACTTCTTATCCTTACCCAAACATATCGAACTTTAAGAACAACATAACACTGATATTTAACGGTTCTGTGTTTGCGTACATGGTTTACACGCCAGCTGCAACTTACTTGTACAACATCTACACATCAACAAACGGAATTACTTGGACCAACCAGGGCGCACCTACTTTGTCAGGTGCTACTGGCACAGTAGAAGTTTCTCCTTCTTACTACAGCGGCGGTTTGTTTTGGGACGGTTCAAAGTACGGTTTCAATGGAAAGAACAACAACGTATACGGCACATGGACTTCTTCTTCACTTATGGGTCCATATACACACGCGTCCACGACGTTAAACGGTAACGTATACAGCTATGGACCACAGGGTAACTCTTCTGTGTGGCTTCAATATAGAAACGGCAGATACATAGCCTATAGTACAAACCAAGGCGCATCTTGGAGCGAGTCACCACAGTTTGGTGAGTCATCTACTATTGGTGGTGGCGCTGGTACGGGCGGCAGGTATTTTGTTCAATGGTACAGCGGCGCACAAGCATATATCGCTTATGCATCAAATGGCAGCGGGTGGACCAACGTAGCTGTTGGAAGCGCAAGTGGTTCTGACAATAATAGCATGAATGGCGTCACAGACGGCGGAAATATCAATATTCAATTCCCGTGGTACGGAAACTATTATTACTACAGCACTAACAATGGCTCCAGCTACACTAAAGTAAGTACTGTCGGGATAGGCGTAAAGTTCGGCTCTGCTTCCGCCTTTTATAACAATGGCAGATTTTTCTTTAGGCAAATGCCAGCAACAGATGACTCCGTTTCTTATAACACCGTTGTTTACGCAAATGATTTAGCCAATATGCAGATTCTAAACTTGGGTTCAACACCCAAGTCTTTAATAAATCCGCGTTTTGTGGTTTCAAACGGAACATCAGGCGCAGTTATTGGTACCAACTTTGATTCATTTGTTTTGGCTCAGGGTGGCCTTACTGGCACAAGGTATCAAAACGTTTTCAATGAAGAAGTCAATGGTGGTTCTATTTTGAATGTCGGCGGGACGACCTATTATTTCGCAGGTGGTGGCACAAACTACTGGTACTCTACCAATGGCTCAAGTTGGACCAAAGTAACTGCTGGAGGCACTGGTAGTTACAACAGTTGCGTTTATAACGGCAGCGTTTTTGTTTCTGCTTCGTTCTATGCAAACTACATACGGCACGGTACTGGCATTAGCGCCATAACTAACAGCAACTTTGTAAATAGCAACGGAAATGCAATTGCTGATCTAGCTGTTGACCCTACCAACAAAATCTGGACTTATTTAATCGGCATTGGTACAAACCAGTTTGCACACTGCACAACCAACGCCACACAGGGCGGTTGGACGCAGTTTACTGGCCCGACCAACCCAGATGGTTATTGGTATTGCAATGCAACAGTAAACGGCACGAACATTCTTGCAGGACCTGGTGGAACTAAAATTGCATGGAAAACTGGCGATGTGACTGTCAATAGTTGGAACATTCAAACCGTTCCTAACCATTCTGTAAGAGAGATTGAGTACATAAACGGTTTGTATGTCATGTTAATGGCCGAAATATCAGGAAGCACAGCCACTCCTCGGTTGATGTACTCATCAGATCTCATAACTTGGACTTTGGCTTCTAGTTACCCAGCTAGCTATTGGACAAACCAAGGCATACGCGCTAACTACGCTGGCACTGGCAATAACCTCACATTTGACGGCGTCGCAGCCGTGTGGGGCATAAGCAGTCACCCAAACATACTAGTATCAACCTAAGGGGAAAAATGAGCAATTACAGATATGAAGTAAATGAAGACCTCGAACTACGCGTTTGGGAAGGTGAGGCAGAACTTCCGTTTTTGCTTCAACCTTTCAATCCTGACAATGATAACAAGCCGTGGGCAGATGAGGCAGAAGCTGCTGCGTACGGGCAGAAGATTATTGACGACATGGAAGAGAATGCAAGACGAGTAGCCGAAGACCCAGATTACTACAAAAAGCAACTCGAAGAAAGACAAGCACGAGAAAAACAAGAAATGGCAGCTCAAGAAGGCAAATCTGGAAGCGATTACGGTTTTCCGACTAGCACAAACTTCAATCCAGTTTTCAGCAAAGAACAAGAAATCTTAATTGAACAAGCTAAAGAAGATTCTGAAAGAATTAAGCGCATTGAAGAAATAGTCACGCAGCTTCTTAAAGAACAAGCTTAAACAACACTTAGTCGGGGGATTAAAATGAGATTTCACATTGTGGCATTGCCACACACTCAAGTCACTAAAGAGTTTACAAGTTGCGCATTCACCGAAAAGGTGCGTCGTTTCTGCATAATGATGACAAACCTTGGGCACGAGGTTATTCTTTATGCGGGTGAAAAAAACGAAGCACCAGTTGCAGAGCTCGTTACTTGCATTTATGAAGATCAAAGGCAAGCTGCGGTAGGCAATAATCATTACACTACAGCTTCATTTGATACAACGCTTCCACATTGGCAGATCTTTAATGCAAACGTCATTCGCGAAATAGGCAAACGCCTAGAACCGAAAGATTTTATTTGTTTAATCGGCGGGTATGCACATAAACCGATTGCTGACGCTTTTCCTGACCACATGTCGGTAGAGTTTGGCATTGGCTACGGTGGCACGTTTGCAAAATACCGCGTTTTTGAATCCTACGCATGGATGCACTCAATCTATGCAGGTTACAAAAACCCTACTACCGTTGATGGTAACTTTTTTGATTCAGTAATTAACGGTTTTATAGAACCTGAGCAATTTCCAGTGGGTAAAGGTGATGGCGATTACTATTTCTATATTGGTAGACTAATCGAAAGAAAAGGCTATCATATAGCTCAAGAAGTCTGCAAACGACTTGGCAAAAGGCTTATTATTGCTGGTCCAGGCGAACCAAATGGCGGTTACGGTGAGTTTATTGGCAATATTGGACCTGAAAAACGAGCTGAGTTAATGGGTGGAGCAATTGCGCTATTTGCACCAACTACTTATATTGAACCTTTTGGAAATATTGTAGTAGAAGCTCAAATGTGTGGCACTCCCACTATTACAACCGACTGGGGAGCTTTTACAGAAACAAATATACATGGAATTACAGGTTTTAGATGTAGATCTCTTGCAGATTTTATAAAAGCTGCAGACGATGTAAAAGATCTTGACAGAGATTTTATTAGAAAACAAGCAATAGATAAATATTCACTAGAAGCAATTGCACCTAAGTATCAAGATTACTTTGAAAGGCTGTTAACTCTATGGGACGATGGCTGGTATCAACTAAGCACAGAAAAGGCAAATAAATGAGTCTATCGAATAGACTGCGTAAAGCAGGAGAAAAAAGGTCAAACAATCAGTACCTTGAACCATTTTTACCTGGCCGTGCTCTATATGCAACTCCAGCTGGAGTAGATGTTAACTCTGATACAGCAATTCGTATGTCAACTGTGTATGCTTGTGTGCGACTATTAGGTGACACTATTAGTTCTCTTCCATTATCTGCCTATGTCCGCCGTGGCCGTTCTAGAATAAATTATGCATCGGTATATGGTGATATGCCTGCATGGATTAACAAACCAAATCCTGATTCAACTCGTTTAGAGTTTTATGAGCAAGTAATTTCTTCGCTAAACCTTCATGGCAATGCATTCATTTTAACCGTACGTGACGATCTGGGCGATGTTCAAGAGCTTTACTGCATAAACCCACTCCAAGTTCGTATACGTCGTCCTGATCCAATGGGCGAGATTGAGTACATAGTTACTCTTGCTCAAAATGCGCAAGATCCAGTAAATCAGTTCTACGATAACGCACAACCTTTTGATCCAATGTCAGTAAAAACAATGGTGCTAACAAAAAATGAAATGTTACACATTCCTATGTTTAGACTACCTGGACAATTACTTGGACTTGGCCCGATTGCAGCAGCTCGTATTACTTTAGGTTCTGCTATGGCAGCAGAAGTTTATGCAGCAAGTTACTTTGGAAATGCAGCAAATCCTGGCGGAGTTATTGAATCTCCAGGTGAAATGACAGAAGAACAAGCCGCTGATATTGCTCGTAACTGGAATATGTCACACACAGGACCTTATCGTGCAGGAAAGCTCGGCATTCTAACTAGCGGCGCAACATTTAAGCCACTTACTCTAAACGCTGCAGATGCACAACTTCTAGAAGTACGTCGATTTGGTGTAGAAGAAATTGCTAGACTATTCCGTGTACCTGTATCTTTACTTGGTCATCCTGTTGCAGGAGCAATGTCATTCGCATCTGTTGAAGCTCAGAACTTATCATTTGTTCAGCACTCTTTAAGACCTTTACTCGAAAGACTAGAACAAGCACTATCACCATTGCTTCCTGAATCAGATGGATTTATTAAGTTTAACCTAGACGCTCTACTACGTGGAACAACACTAGAACGCTACGATGCCTATACAAAAGGTTTACGCGAAGGTTTCTTGAGTCTAAACGATGTCCGTTATGTAGAAGATCTTGCACCTCTTGGAGAGTCTGGAGATCAATATCGTGTTCCATTGCAGAATATTGATGCGGCAGATGCAAAAGATGTTGGCTTAAACCTACGTGCCGATATCGCAGCCAAGTTAATTCAAGTAGGTTTTGATCCAAAATCAGTAATTGATGCTGTTGGTTTACCTGATATGAATCACACAGGTTTACCTTCAAATCAATTACAACCAATCTCTACAATCGATCCAGCGGATCCAAAAGCAGCATACGAGGTTGAATAATGCCATATTACATTTCTCAAGCACAAAGCGATTGTGATGGATGGGCAACTGTAAAACAAGAAGCAAATGGTTCATATACAACCATTGGTTGTCACCAAAGCAAAACAGATGCAATCGACCAAATGATTGCAACATCTCTGGCTGAGAATATTGAACCAGGCGGAGAAGTAAACTCAAGGAGCAAAATGAAAAAAATCGAACGACGCACATATACTGTGCAAGATGTTGAAACTCGGGCAGATGACGATGGAAAGCTACGCTTGTCAGGATATGCAGCAAAGTTTGATAGTCCTAGCGTTCCACTACCATTCGTCGAAACAATCGCTAAAGGTGCATTTAGAAAAACTTTAACAGAAATACCTGATGTCCGATTACTAGTTAATCATGAAGGACTTCCATTAGCTCGTACTAAAAATGGTACAATGACGCTAACTGAAGATGACATTGGATTAAGATTTGATGCTGAATTAGCAGATACTCAAGAAGCAAGAGATCTACATGCTCTTATTGCTAGAGGCGATGTAGATCAGATGAGTTTTGCATTCCGTGTAATTAGACAAAAGTGGAACGAAGACCGCACTATGCGTGTTTTAACAGAAGTATCGTTAGCTGATGGTGATGTTTCAGTAGTTACTTATCCAGCTTATCCAGCCACTTCAGTCGAAGCTCGTGAGCATCTAAAAAATGCTATTGATGCCGTCAAAGAAGGAAGAGAAATATCTGGAGACTCTCTACTAGTTCTAAAAAGCATTTTTGAAGACCTGAGTGAAGGTCATGACTATGTAATGAAGTCAGTAGAACTAATGGCTCAATTACTAGGAAATCAAGAAGTTGAAATTGAAGAAGACATTGAAGATTCCACTTATATGGAAGATGAAGAAGACAAAAACCTCGTAGAAGAAGTTTCTGTACCAAGATCTATATCTCTTCGTCTAGCAAAAGCAATAGTTAATAACACAAAATAATATTCTGTTAGCAGATAGTTAACAGATACCGAAGTCGGAGCGAGACTCACACCCCAAAAGCGCCGTGATGCTTATCGCCACCACCTCGATTAAACTCATAAGGAGCAGAATACAATGTCATACCTTGACAAAGTAATCGAGCGCCGTGATGCAGTTAAGGCAGAAATGGATGCAGTTCTTGAGGCAGTTGCTGAAGAGAACCGTACCGACCTTACTGCAGAGGAGACCGAGAAGGTTGACGCTCTTGTAGAAGAGTCACGTTCACTCGATACAAAAATCGAAAAGCTAAAGACACAGGCTGATGCAGACGCTAAGGCTGCAGAAATCCGTTCAGCAGTTGCACCAGTTGCAACGCCAGTAGGTGGCGCTCGCGTTATCTCTGAAGCTCGTACATACACACCAGAAGCAGACGTTTCATTTGTAAAGGATGCGTATAACGCACAATTTAAGAATGACTTTGCTGCATCTGAGCGTCTTGCACGCCACATGCGTGAAGAAAAAGTTGAAAATCGTGCAGTTGCTACTGGCAACTTCGATGGTCTTGTGGTACCACAGTACCTAACAGATCTAGCTGCACCATTTGCACGTGCTGGCCGTCCATTCTTGGATGCTGCTACAAACAAGCACACACTACCTGCAAGCGGAATGACACTAAATATCAGCCGCATGACAACAGGTACAACAACTGCAATCCAAGCAACACAAAACTCAGCAGTGTCAAACACTGATGCAGATGACACACTATTGACTATCAATGTGCGTACAGTTGCAGGACAGCAAGACATTTCACGCCAAGCAATCGAGCGCGGTACAGGAATTGATTCATTCATTCTTGCAGACCTAATTCGTTCATGGCACACAACACTAGACAGCCAATGCCTAAATGGCGATGGCAACTCAGGAACAGTTCTTGGTCTTGATAACTCTGGTGGAAATGCAATCACTTACACATCTACTGCTCCAACAGTTCAGCTTCTTTATCCTAAGCTCGCTGATGCTGTACAGCAAGTTCAGACAACTGCATTCCAGCAACCAACACACTGGATCATGCACCCACGCCGCTTAGCTTATCTAATTGCAGCAGTGGATTCATCAAACCGTCCACTTGTTGTACCAACAGCAGGCGGTCCAATGAACACAATTGCATCTGGTGCAGGAGCAACATCATATGGTAACTCAGGTTACTCATTGATGGGTCTTCCAATCATCACTGATGCAAATGTCGGAACAACTTTCGGCGCAGCAACAAATCAAGACAAGATCTATTGCGTTGCAGCACCTGAAATGCACCTTTGGGAACAACCAGGAACACCATTTGCATTGAACTTTGATGCAACTACTGCTGGTAGTTTGACAATCAAGTCTGTTGTTTATGGCTACGCAGCCTTCTCAGCAGGTCGTTACCCAGCAGCTGCCTCGATTATCTCAGGCACCGGTTTGGTAGCTCCAACATTCTAAGCAAAGCTTAGAACAATAGTGTAGAGCCGGTAAGACTCCCCCGACTTATCGGCTCTACACCTTTAATGGGGGTAAGTATGAAATCGTCACATAAAGTTTCAATTGGAGCGTGTGATCCAGGTTCAGTTAATGCTGCTTGGGCATATACAATGATTCAATTGACACAAGCTCGAAGTTCAAGATTAGGTCCATTTATAAGAATTGAAGGATCTGGTTTATTAAGTAAATTACGTAATCGTGTAGTTGCAACCTTTTTAGATAACACAAAGTCTGATTGGTTGCTAATGATAGACACTGATGAGCAATTAAGTGTGCAAGCATTTGATAAGTTAATTGAAACTGCTCATGATAAAGATAGACCAGTTGTAGCAGGACTTTATTTTGCAGCTTGGGACGCAAATGAAAACCTATATCCTGTTCCTGTTCCATTGATTTTTAATGATACTAATAAAGGCTTTGCGCCTATAAATGACTACAAACGTAATGCGGTTTTTGAGATTGATGCTGCCGGTACTGGTTGCATATTAGTCCATCGTAGTGTACTTGAGAAAATGCGCGAAACAGCAGATCCAAACCAAGGCACGAACTGGTGTTGGTTTTGGGATGGACCTATAAATGGTGAATGGATAAGTGAAGACTTACTATTCTGCCGTAAAATCAAGCATTTAGGTTTCCCTATTTATGCCAATACAGGTGCCATATTGCCGCATCAGAAAAGATACTGGTTACATGAAGGCCATCATACTGAACGGCAAAGTAATGAAGATATTTAAGAAAAAACAAACAGCAACAGCTTTGCCCGATTTAGAACGAGCAATGCAGCCTAAATTAGAGAAAAGGATAACGCATGGCACTAACAAACGCCTATTGCACCCTGTCGGATGTCAAGAATGCTCTTGCAATCGAGGACATCAATGATGATCTAGCTATAGAAGCTGCAATTGCTGCTGCATGTAGAATGATTGATGACTACACAGGCAGATTTTTTTACAAAGATGGAACAAATGCCGCACCTGTAGTTCGTTATTACACACCAAACGATTGGTGGGTCTGTAATACAGATGACTTTATTTCACTTAGCGAAATTGCAACAGATGATAACTTTGACCGCAATTACACAACAATTTGGTCTGCAACAGACTATATGATAGAACCAATTAACAACCCACGTAGAGGTTGGCCTTATACACGAATTTTAGCCGTTGATCGATACCTTTTTCCTCGTTTATATCCTCAAACTGTAAAAATCACAGGAGTATGGGGATGGTCTGCAGTACCTTCAGAGATCAATTTGGCCGCACGTTTACAAGCATCTAGATTGTTTATCCGCAAGCAATCACCATTTGGAGTTGCGGGTTCTGTTGATATGGGAACAGTAAGATTGACTTCTAGATTAGATCCTGATGTGGAAGCACTAATTCGTCCACTAAAGAAATTAAATGGAGTTGCATACTAATGCAACCAAGTAAAGTCCGTGAAGGACTAAAAAACAATTTACAAGAAATAGATGATTTACGAGTCTATGACTTAGTTCCTGATGTAATTGTTCCACCATGTGCAATAATTGGTCAATTAGATCTCACATTCGATCTTAACAATGCTCGTGGTTTAGATCAAGCAAATATAGACGTAATGGTTATTGTCCAAAGATTCTCTGAAAGAACAGGCCAAGACAAGCTCGATAAATATCTTTCTGGTTCAGGAGATTATTCAATAAAAGCAGCAATTGAATCAGATCGTACTCTCGGTGGAGAAGTCGATACGCTTAGAGTTACTGCGGCTCAATCAGGAGTTTATCAAGCTGCTGATGTTGAATATTTATCATACCGATACCAAGTAACCATATATGGAGATGGAGCATAATGTCATATACAATAAAATCCGATAATTTTGTATTCGGAGACAAGAAAAAAGGTGAACAAATCACCGAAAAAGAATTACTCGATGCAGGTTGTAACCCAGAAGCTTTAGTTAAGGGTGAACATCTATCAAGTAATACACCAACCAAACCAGCAATAGAAAAAGGAGCGGACGAATAATGGCCGTTTTAGTTCTTACGAACGCATTTATCACAATCAATTCAGTTAATCTTTCTGATCATGTTGCAAGTGTTACTTTGACAACAAACGACGATGTTGTAGAAACAACTGCATTTGGTTCAACAGCACGTACACGAGTTGCTGGACTTGGCGATAATTCAGTAGCAATTGAATTCCATCAAGATTATGCAACAAGCAATGTTGAAGCAACAATTTATCCATTACTTGGAAATACAACATCAGTTGTAGTTAAACCAAATGGTGCGACAACAGCAGCTACAAATCCATCTTACACATTTACAGCTTTAGTCTCAGAGTGGACTCCACTAAATGGAGCCGTTGGAGAATTAGCAACTGCATCTGTAACCTGGCCAATTAGCGGAGAAGTAACTAAGGCGGTAATCTAATGGCACGTATTGTATTAACTAACGTAGCAGTTACTTTTGGAACAACAGACATTTCATCTTATGTTACTTCTGTGACTTTAGGATCTACTTACGATGTTGTAGAAACTACAGCTTTTGGCAATACTGCACGCACACGTGTGGCTGGACTTGCAGACAACTCAGTAGCACTAGAGTTTAACCAAGACTATGCTGCAGGAGCTTTAGAAGCAGTTATTTATCCAACACTTGGAACAGGAGTTTCAATTACTGTTCGTCCAGTAGCTGGAACATCACCTGCATATAGTTTTACAGCTTTAGTTTCTGAATGGACACCACTAAATGGTTCTGTTGGTGAACTTGCAACTGCATCAGTAACTTGGCCAATCAGTGGTACAATTACTAAATCCTAATCTAACAAGGGGGAAATCATGGACGGTCTTGGAATCAAAGTAAAAACAACAGATGGAAATGAGACAAGTTACAAGTTAACACCTCGAGTCATCGTTGCATTTGAACAGCAATATGGCAAAGGAATGCCTAAATTGCTAGGAGAAGAACAAAAAGTTGAACATGTTTATTGGTTAGCATGGAAGTGCATGCAATCCAATGGAGTAATCGTTAAACCATTTGGTCCAGAATTTTTAGACACAATTGTGTCTGCAGAATTGGACGCTGACGATTCTTTCGGATCCACCGAGACAGCTTAACGTACACCGTAGCAGCTATCTCGGTGGAAACTGGTATTTCACCAATAGATTTAATAGATGCACCTGAAGGAATACTTGAGGCAATTACTATTTACCTAAAAGAAAAAGCAAAAGGTGGATAAGTGGAAGACGACACAAGGATTATTTTAACTGGTATTGAACCAACTATTACAGCTCTAAAACAGTTTGACAAAAAAGCTGTTGCTAAGTTTAATAAAGTAGTCAATACTGAATTAAATAATGCCGAAGGTGCGGCTCATCGTTTAGTCGATAGTATCCAAAGTAGAACAACTAACACTCCAATGCGCAATTGGAGACCAACTGCAGCAGTAAGTGGAAGAACATGGGGCGGTGCCGGTTGGCCTGCTTGGGATCCTTCAACGATTAAAGCAGGAATTACAGTATCTAAAGCTCAAAGACGTGCTAGAAAAGATTATACAACTAGTGCTGGTGCTCTGCTAAATAAGTCCGATGCCGGTAAAGTGTTTGAGTTATCAGGTCGTAACAAAAAAAGCGGATCTTTTATAGAACGGCTTAACTGGTTTGGTAAAGCATCTCGTTTGGTATGGAAAGTTGTTGACAAAGAAAGACCACGCATTGAAAAAGTAGTAGCAAAAGCTTTAGAAGAAGCAAAACGTGATTTACAAACTCATCTTGATTCAGCGGGAAAGGTAGACTAACATGGCAGTTGGTGCAGTAGTCGCCCGGATCCTTACTCAATATTCTGATAAAGGCACAAAAGCTGCTGTTAAAGATATTAGCAAAATGGAAAAAAACTTTAACAAGTTTGCTAATAAAGCTGCTAAAACCTTTGGTCTTGCTGCAGTTGCTGCAGGTGCTTTTGCTGTAAAGCTAGGCGTTGATTCTGTTAAAGCTGCGATTCGTGCACAAGGCGAGCAGCAAAGACTTAATCAAATCTTGCTTACAACAAACGGTGCAACAGCCGAACAAGTCAAGATTCTAAATGCACAAGCTGAAGCTCTTGAAAAAGTTGGCGTAGTATCTGCTGGTAACATTTCTGTTGTTCAATCACAGCTTGCAACATTTGATTTGCAAGCCTCATCTATTCAAGCCTTAACACCTGCAATTTTAGATTATGTAACTGCAGAAAAGGGTGCAACTGCTTCAGCAGATCAGTTTAAGACAATGACTAACGGTCTTGCTCAAGCGTTAAATGGTCAATTTGGTGCTTTAACAAGAGCTGGTTTTGTACTCGATGAACAAACTAAAAAGCTTATATCAAATGGCACTGAAGCAGAGCGTTCTGCTGCAATTGTCAAAGTTCTAAACTCTACCTATAAAGGATTCAACGAAGAGTTACGTAAAACTCCTGAAGGTGCAATCATAGCATTGCAAAACTCCTTTGAAAGTATTAGAACAACAATAGGTAACGCATTATTACCTTCACTAGTTCAATTTGTAGATTATTTACAGAAAGACATAATTCCATTACTTCAAAAGTGGGTTGAATTAAACGGAGACAAACTAGCTGCTGCTTTCCAACTTGCAATAAGTTATGGAATAGCATTTGGCAAACTTATGTTTGAGATCTTCTCATTTGTTGCACGCAACACTAAAGTTTTTGTTACTCTTGGAGCTGTAATTGCTGCTGCATTCTTTGGTGCAAAAACTGCTGCAGCTGTTGCTGGTCTTATTAAAGGTGTGCAAGCTATTATAAAAGTAATGAAAGCTTTACGAACTGTTTCACTTGCATCAGCTGCAGCAACAGCACTTGCAACAGGCGGTATTTCTGCAGCAGCAGGAGCGGCTGCATTTGGAGTAGCATTAGCTGCAATTGGCGTTGCAGCAAATAAGTTTAACAAAGATTCTGATAAAGCCGCAGATTCTATGGGTAAGTTTAAGTTTGATATGAAAGGCGTTAAAGAGGAAACGATTAAGTATAACGCTGCGCTTGATAAGTCTGCTGCTGCCCAAGATAAATTAAATCAAAAAAATAAAGCATTAAAGGGTATGGACGATCCAATTACTAGAGAAGCTGTCCGTCTAAACTTGCTAAAACAAAAACGACTTGGCATTTCAAGTCCTACTATTTCGTTATTAGCATCTGCTGGACATGGAAACATTGCTAAAAATACAACAATGAACGGTGGAAACATCACGGTAAACGTGGCCGGTTCTGTTGTTTCACAAGGTGATCTTGTTAATGGTATTAAGAATGGTCTAGCAACTCTTATGCGCCGACGTGGTGGCAGTCAGTTTGCGGTACTGTAATGCCAGCAAATGCACCTTCACTTACAGTTTCATTTAGCAACGGTGGAGCTTTCACGGCTGTCAGCGCTGATCTTTTGTTATCTGTTGAGATCCGTAGAGGCCGTCAATATCAAAATGACTTCTTAGAAGCTGGAACTGCTGATGTTGTATTGAACAACCAATCAGGAGCATTTGATCCAAGCAACACATCAAGTCCGTGGTATGGAATTTTAATTGCAGGAATGCAAGTAAGAATCCAAGGTAATTCTACAACTATTTTTACAGGGTTCTTAGAGAACAATGAAGTTAATCAAGGTATTTATCCTACAGTTTCATTGACATTTGTAGATGGTCTTGCACAGATTGCAAAGGCAATTGCACCAGCATTAGCAACTAGTCAATTTCAGGAAGCTGCTTCAGCTAGAGCAACAAGAGCACTTGATCTTGCTGAGTGGACCGGTGGACGTAGTCTCACAGGAACAACTGTTATGCAAAAGACAAAGCAGAATATGAGTTGTCTTGAAATGTTAGAGCAATGTGCAAACTGTGTTGGTGGACGTTTCTATGTAAGTCGATCAGGAGTTGCAACACTTGTTCCATTAGCTGATAAGTTTAGTCGCCCAACTAGATTATTATTTAGCGATCAGGGTGATGCAAATAGTGTTGGCTACGATGGCATCATTACAAACCCTGGAACTGATTATGTCTACAACGAGGCTATAGTATTTAGAGGTCCAAAAAAAGCCCAAAAGACAGCAAAGTTTACTTCTAGTGTTTCTACTTATGGACTTAAGTCTAAAAAACTTGATGCTCCAATATTTAACGAAACTAGTGCAGCAAATCTTGCTTTATATGCTGCTAGAAAAGATGCCGATGCTGTTGTATTGGCAGAACAAATTGATTTTACAGCAATCGGTATTGGCGCACTTGCAACTGATATGCTAGAAACAGAACTCAATGATCTTGTCCAGGTAAAGCGTTTAACTTATGATGGACGAAATATTACAATTAACTGTGTTGTAGAAGGATTAGCTCATTCTATAACTGCAGATAATTGGAGAGTTAGTTATTTTACATCCGTAGTTGACCCTTACACGATTACCATTTAGGGGGAGTAATGCCACTTTGTCCGCAAATCGTAATTACACCAATTACAGTTACTTCAACAGGCATGACTCAAACTTCTATTATTCCTATTGTTGCTGCAACAACAGAAGAAATAGATGAACTTCAAGTTGAAATTGACACCATTGAAGTATCTGTTAACGGCAAAAATCACATTTATCGACAAGCAACTGCTCCGGATGGATCTGTTTTTCCATTAACAGAGGGCGATGTTTGGTTTGATACAGATGATGGCAATAAGCAATACTACTGGACAGGCACAGCTTGGGTTTCAGTGCAGGACCTTGGAATCGCGGCAGCAGAAACAGCAGCAGCAGCAGCAACCGCCGCAGCAGCAGCGGCAACAGCAGCAGCAACAGCAGCGCAAACAACCGCGGACGGTAAAAACCGCATCTACCGCCAAACAACACAGCCAACTGGTGGCACTTATGTCGAGGGCGACCTTTGGTTTGACACTGATGACGACAACAAGTTCTACAGATTTACAAGTGGCGCATGGTCGGGCTTTACTCTCGGCGATGGCGCACTCGCGTCTATTTCTGCAAACAAACTGACAGCTGGCACGATTGATGCTTCTGTTATTACGGTTTCCAATATCAACGCTGGCAACATCTCGACTGGCTCGCTTGCCGCAGACCGCATCGCAGCCAACAGCATCACAGGAGCAAAACTTGCAG